ATCGGGAACTGTACCGAATTGCAAAAGCAAAGGGTGTTAAACCTATTCTTGGCGTAGAAGGATATTTTTGTGCTGATAGATTTGATAAGAGGCCGAAGGCAGAACGCACAGAGCCAACAGATCTAATCTATAATCACATTATCCTTCTCGCTAAGAACCAACTTGGTTTAGAGAATCTAAACAAGATTAATGAAATCGCTTGGACTGAAGGATATTTCAATAAGCCACGCTTTGACTTTGAAGTTCTTGAAAAGTACTCAGAAGGTATTATTGTTTTATCTGGATGTCTAAGCGGTATCATTGCAAAGGCTCTTGAGTTTGGAGAGTATGCACAGGCAAAGAAGCACATTGAGTGGTTTAGTCGTGTATTCAAAGATGATTTCTATATGGAATTAATGCCACACAATGGGGCAGAAGTTAACAAACAATTATCAGAACTTGCAGACGAATTTAAAATACAAACAGTGGTTACCCCAGACTGTCACCATGTTGATCCATCACAAAAGGAAATTCAAGAGTTTAAACTATTGATGAACTCTCACGCTAAAGTAGAGAAAACTGCCACATACGATAAGTCAGCAAAGCATGATGACATGATGAAGCGACTTGACTATCTATACGGTGAAGATAGACAGATGTCTTTTAATAAATTCGATATCCACCTTTTGTCTTATGATGAGATGAAGGTAGCCATGGAATCCCAGGGTATAGTAAGAGAAGATATGTATGTCAACTCTATTAGTATTGCCGATAAGGTAGAAGACTACGATATTAAGGATGGTCTAAATCTTCTACCAGTACAGTATAAGAATCCAGATAAAGAACTTAGGTTGCTTGCAATTGAGGGTCTTAAGGCTCGTGGTTTAGATAAAGATGAAGCGTATCTTGCTCGTCTTGATGAAGAGTTAGAAATCATTAAGGCAAAGAGTTTTGGTCCCTACTTTCTTGTTGTTCAAAGCATGATTGCTTGGGCTAAGAAAGAAGGAATCTTAGTAGGTCCAGGCCGTGGTTCTTCTGCTGGTTCACTTCTGTGTTACTCTCTTGGTATTACTGATATTGACCCAATCAAATATGGACTACTGTTCTTTAGATTTATTAATCCAGATCGTAATGACTTTCCAGATATTGACACAGATATTCAAGATACTCGTCGTGAAGAGGTAAAGGATTATCTTGTTAGACAGTATCGACATGTTGCATCTATTGCCACATTCTTAGAGTTTACTGGCAAGGGTATTGTTAGAGATGTTTCAAGAGTGTTGAACATTCCTTTGTCAGATGTAAACAAGGTCTTAAAGACTGTAGATACGTGGGATGATTTTTGCACATCAAAATCAACAAAAGAATTTAGAGAGAAATATCCAGAGGTAGAAGTTTATGGAGAGCAATTACGTGGTCGCATTAGGGGTACTGGTATTCACGCTGCAGGAGTTGTTACTAGTAAAGATCCAATCTTTAGGTTTGCGCCGATGGAGACTCGCTCTGCTACTGGATCTGACGATAGGATTCCAGTGGTTGCAGTCGATATGGAAGAGGCTGAAAGAATTGGTTTAATTAAGATTGATGCACTTGGTCTTAAGACATTGAGCGTCATTAAAGATACACTGGAAATGGTTAAAGAAAATCATTTTAAAGATATCAACCTTTTAGAGATTGACCTTGAAGATGCAAATGTTTATGAAATGCTATCAAGTGGTTTTACAAAGGGTGTGTTTCAGTGTGAAGCAACACCATATACGAACCTTTTAGTTAAGATGGGTGTAAAAAATCTTAATGAGTTGGCTGCATCTAATGCTCTGGTTCGTCCAGGTGCTATGAATACAATTGGTAAAGACTACATTGCTCGCAAACACGGTAAGCAAAATGTATCTTATATCCATCAAATTATGAAAGAGTTTACAGGAGACACATATGGCTGCGTTCTTTACCAAGAGCAAGTTATGCAAGCATGCGTACACTTGGGCGGTATGTCCATGTCGGAAGCAGATAAAGTTAGAAAAATCATTGGTAAGAAGAAAGATGCTAAAGAGTTTGATGAGTTCAAGGATAGGTTCATTAGTGGTGCTTCTAAGTTTATTTCCCCTAATGATGCTCTTGATCTTTGGCAGGATTTTGAAGCGCATGCTGGGTATTCCTTCAACAAGTCGCATGCCGTTGCTTACTCTACTGTCTCGTACTGGACAGCGTGGCTCAAATACTACTACCCACTAGAATTTATGTATTCACTATTAAAGAATGAGAAGGATAAAGATGGGCGAACTGATTATCTTATTGAGGCGAAAAGAATGGGCATTCCTGTTAAGTTACCTCACATTAACGATTCGGATAAAGATTTTAAAATTGAGGGTAAAGGTATTCGGTTTGGACTCACCGCTATCAAGTACATATCTGACACGATTGCAGAAAGATATATTACAGCAAGGCCTTTTAGGTCCTACAAAGAACTTGAAGAGTTCACCTTCACAAAAGGTAACGGAGTAAACTCTCGTGCACTTCAGGCTCTAAGATCTATTGGTGCTGCAACATTTGTAGATAACCCTAGAAATGATAATGATATTAAAGAAAATCTATACGAGTATTTAAATCTTCCAGAGTTCAACATTACAATACCTTCGCATTATTATGCATTTATTAATGATGTTGAAGACTTTGAGGAGAAAGGCTCATTTATATTAATGGGTATGGTAAAATCTATTAAACGAGGAACTGGATGGTCAAGAATTGAAATTTTGGACAAAACTGGGAGCATCGGCATATTTGATGATGAAGGTACGACCATTGAGACTGGTCGCAGTTATCTTATTCTTGCAAGTGACAATAGGATTGTATCTGCAATACCTGCTGATGAAATAAAAAATTCTAGCAATGCATTGGTTAAATTCTTAAGTTACAAGCAATTACCCTTTAAGGATGAGGAAATGTTTGTAGTATCATTTAAACCAAGAATGACAAAGGCAGGTAAGAAGATGGCAACCCTCACCCTTGCAGATACTACAAGAGACTTGCATTCAATCACTGTATTTCCTACAGCATTTTCTAAAGCATACATGCATCTAGAAGAAGGCAAGGCATATAAATTTAGTTTTGGTAAAACAAAAGATGGAACAGTTACATTGGAGGATGTTCATGTCAGTTAGTATGGAAGAAGTATTGGCACAACTTAACCCTAAGTTGCGTAAGACTATTATGGTTGGGGACTCAGTGCCACCAATAGAATATGCAGAGACACCTAGTTTTGGTTTAAACCGTGCTCTGGCAGGTGGACTTCCTTATGGCAGGCAAGTATTGGTATGGGGCTCAAAGTCCTCTGCAAAGTCCTCTCTATGCCTTCAGATGATAGGTCTAGCGCAGAAGCAAGGCAAGGTGTGTGCGTGGATAGATGCAGAAATGTCATACGATCCAAAGTGGGCAGAAAGACTTGGAGTTGATTCATCTCAACTCATTTATTCACAAGCAAGAACCATTAATGAAATGGTTGATGTAGGAACTAATCTTATTAATGCTGGAGTAGATATTGTTGTTGTTGACTCAATTACATCTTTGCTTCCTGCAATTTATTTTGAAAAGGATTCAGATGAACTTAAGCAACTTGAAAATACAAAACAAATTGGTGCAGAGTCTCGTGACTTTTCCAATGCATGGAAGATGATTAATTATGCAAATAATAAAGTTAAGCCGACTCTTTTTGTCCTTATTAGTCAAAGCCGTAATAATATTAATGCTATGTATACTAGCCAGCAGCCTACTGGTGGTCAGGCTACTAAGTTCTATTCCTCTACTGTTATTAAATTATTTTCTTCTGAATCGGACAATCAAGCAATCAAAGGAAAGATAAAGATTGGTGATAAGTTGATTGAAGAAAAGGTTGGTAGAAAGATTCGATGGGAATTGCAGTTCTCTAAAACTTCTCCAGGGTTTCAATCAGGAGAATATGATTTTTATTTTAGAGGTGATGACATTGGTATTGACTCTATTGGTGATCTTGTAGATACAGCAGAAGCAGCAGGGCTAGTTAATCGTACAGGTGCTTGGTATCAACTTGATGATGGTACAAAGGTTCAAGGTAGAGATGGATTTATTAATCGTGTTAAAGAAGATCTTGACCTTCAAGAAAGTTTAAAGAGTAAACTTATTAATGGCTGAAAAAGATTTCATAGTTTTTAACGGAAAGTTTACATGTAAGAAATGCAGTGAGCCAGTGCAGTCTATGAGGTTCTGGCTTGACTCTGGAGATACAACCTGGATGTGCACTAAAAAACATATAAGCAAGGTTGAACTTATGGCAAAGAAAAAAACCAAGAAAGATTTTGCCGATGAGTGAGCGCTCTGAATCTAAAAGAATAGGTGCAAAACAGCACAAGAACTCTGGAAGAAATAACACTAAAGGTGACGCTTCTTGGCATAACTTTGTTATTGACTTTAAAGAGTGTTCAAAGTCTTTTACTCTAAATCAAGATGTGTGGGCTAAGGCTGTTACAGATGCACTTAAAAAGAGTATGGATCCAGCCTTGATCATTGTTCTTGGCGAGGGTACACAAAAGGTAAGACTTGCTATAATTGAATTAGATATGTTAGAACAGTTAGTAGAAGGAGAATAAGATGACAGAAAATACAACATTAGATATGGTTAATGGCTTGGCAGAGATTGCTGACTTTATGGAAGATGAAGAGTTGACGATAGCACTCACAATGATTGCTAAGTTAATTATTAAGCCAGACATCCCCATGCCAGTTGCAGCAATTGAGATTGTTAGACTTCAGGCAATTGCAGGAAAGTTAGCACTAAAGGCTACCTGGATGGCCAATGTAGACAAAAACAATCGTGCAAAGAAAAACATCTATTACACAGCAGCAGAAGCAGTCAATAATTTAGTATCAGCATTAAAATACATTATGCGATAACCTGCTATACTTATATAAAACAAGGGGATAACAATGACAAAGAGTTTATTAAAGCAGGTAATGCTAAAGGAGTCAGAGCACAGAGATGCCATGGCTAAACAGAATGAAATATTTAATGCAGAAGAAATGGTTAAGAAGATCCAGACTGGATACATTTCCGACAGAGGACCAAAGCATACAGTCAAGAAGTCCTTTGCTCCATCTACAATTGCATACCAACATGGACAGTGCCCTAGATACTGGTTCTTAGCATTTAATGGTGTTATTTTTGATGACTATACAGATGCATACGGTGCTGCCAACATGAGTTCTGGAACCATGGGACACGATAGAATTCAGAAGGCTATGTTAAATTCTGGAGTTGGTATTCCATATGTTAACGATAAGGGCGAAGTAACTACAGAGTTTAAGGTAATTTATAATGATCCACCAATTTTTGGTTACGGAGACGTAATGCTTAATTGGGAAGGAGAAGAAATCCTTGGTGAAATCAAGACAATGATGAACGAGGGTTTTGAGTACCGCAAGAAAACAAATAAGCCTAAGACTGGTCACTTAGTTCAGTTGCTTATTTACATGAAGATATTTGGTAAATCTAAGGGTGCTCTAATTTATGAGAACAAGAATACTCACGACCTTATGATCATTCCTGTTCAGGTTAATGATAACTATCGTCAATGGGTTGAGGGTGCATTTAGTTGGATGCGTGAAGTTCGTCAGGCTTGGGTAGATAAGACACTACCAACTAAGAACTATCGTGGTAACTCAAAGATCTGTAAGACATGCCCAGTAAAGGCAGCGTGTGAAGAGGCTGGCACGGGAACTATAAAGATCGCTTCTCTGGAGGAATTGAGTGAAACTATGTAGTAGATGTGAAGCCTACTTTCATCCGAAAGTAACTTATCAGATATACTGCAGCGAAACTTGTAGAGAAGAATCTACAAGAGAAAAAATTGCTGAAAGATATCAAGCAACAAAAAGACAAAAAAGAATCGGAAAGGTTCGTAAATGTCTTGGCGGTTGTGATACATCTCTATCTATTTATAATGATTCAGGGTTTTGTGCAAATTGTAATGTTAGTGCAAAGCAAGTGGCAAAAATGCTAAAAGAGTTAAAGGGGTTCATAGAATATGAACAAGAGTAAGTGGGGAGTTCCCATGATGCCAGAGACCATTTGTGCTATAGATGCTAGCACAAACAATCTTGCTTTTGCTTTATTTAATACCAAATCTAAAGAACTAGGCTTTATAGGAAAAATACAGTTTGAAGGCAATGATATATATGAAAAGGTTTTAAATGCTGGCGAAAGAGTTAAGGCTGTGTTTGATCACTATGGTGGTTTTGAAGCAATTATAATTGAGCATACGGTATTTATGAATAGCCCTAAAACTGCTGCAGACTTAGCATTAGTTCAAGGTGCTATCTTGGGTGCAGCAGGTCAGACTGGAACACAGATTGTTGGAAAGGTTTCTCCCATTACATGGCAAAACTTTATTGGTAATAAAAAAATATCTAAGGAAGAGCAGTTGGTTATTCGTTCCGCTAACCCTGCCAAATCTGTATCATGGTATAAGTCGTATGAAAGAAACCTTAGAAAAGAAAGAACCATTAAGTTTATTAATACTATTTATGATAGGCAGATTGAAGATAATGATGTAGCCGATGCTTGCGGTATTGGTCATTGGGCTCTAAGCAACTGGACAAAGGCAATAGGGGTTGACAAATAGTACTATGACTGGTAAACTATATACAAGCGAAGTTTGGCTACGCAAGCGGTATTTAATGGACAAGAGGAGTCCAGAAGATATTGCTAAAGAGTGTGGGGCAAGCGTAGAGACTATCTATGTTTACCTTGCTAAATTTGGATTAAGGAAGTCAAGACGATGAACAAATTGCAAAAGGTAGTTATTGGTTTAGGACTTGCTGGTGCAGTAGGGTTAACCTATGTTGTTACAGCACTAAGAGGTTTGCCAGAAGTATTTGATTGGGAAGACGATGAGTGAAAATCTTAACATAACAGTAGATCAAGTCAATCACCCAATACACTACACAACAGATCCTTCTGGCGTAGAGTGCATTCAGATTACACGCCATAGAAATTTTAATATTGGAAACGCATTTAAATATCTTTGGAGAGCAGGAATTAAAGACGAGGAAAAAACCATTCAAGATTTAGAGAAAGCAATCTTCTACATTAAAGATGAAATCAATAGGCTAGAAGGCAAGTATGTCAACTGAAGAAGACATAGTTAAACACCTTGATCAGGTAAATACTGTTGTAAGCGAGTACTTAAAGGGAAATGATCCAACCGTAATTTCAAAAGAATTAGACATTCCACGCACTCGTGTTGTTACACTTATTAATGAGTGGAAAGCCATGGCTTCTGACAATGCTGCAATTCGTGCTAGAGCAAAAGAAGCGTTGGTTGGAGCAGACACACACTACACAAAACTTATTTCAAAATCTTATGAAGTTATTGATGAAGCGACTATGACTAATAATCTTAGCGCAAAGACTGCTGCAATTAAACTTGTTATGGATATTGAGTCTAAAAGAATTGACATGCTTCAAAAGGCTGGACTTTTAGAGAACAAAGAACTTGCAGAAGAAGTAGTTGAGATTGAGCGCCGTCAAGAAGTTCTTGTTGGCATATTAAGAGATATTGCTTCGGAGCATCCAGAAGTTCGTGACATAATTATGCAACGCTTGTCTGCAATTGCACGAGAAGGAGAAGTGATTACAGTTGTCCACGATGTTCAATGAGTTCCTTGAAGTACTTAAGGAAAATCATTTTGTAGAAACTCCTGTAGATGCAAAGACATTTGTAGAGTCTCCAGACTATCTTGGACAGCCACCACTATCCGATATTCAATATCAAATTGTAGAAGCAATGAGTCAGATATACAAGAAAGAAGATCTTCAGACTTTGCTGGGGGATGTTGCTGGAGAAGCATACTATAGAAAATTTACAAAGAATGAAATTATTTTGCAACTTGGCAAAGGTAGCGGTAAGGACTTTGTATCTACCGTAGCATGTGCATATGTAGTATATAAGTTGCTATGCCTAAAGGATCCCGCTGTTTATTATGGTAAGCCAGCAGGAGATGCTATTGACATTATTAACGTTGCTATTAATGCTCAGCAGGCTAAGAATGTTTTCTTTAAAGGTTTTAAGTCTAAGATTGAAAGATCACCATGGTTTGCAGGAAAGTACAACCCAAAGGCAGATTCAATTGATTTTGATAAGTCTGTAACAGTTTACTCTGGTCACTCAGAGCGTGAATCACATGAGGGTTTGAACCTATTCATGGCGGTACTTGATGAAATCTCTGGTTTTGCTTCAGAAGTTGGTACTGGTAATGAACAAGGAAAGACTGCAGAAAACATTTACAAAGCATTCCGTGGTACTGTAGATTCTCGTTTCCCTGATCTTGGTAAGGTGGCATTGCTATCATTCCCAAGATATCAAGGCGACTTTATATCTCAAAAATATGAGTCTGTAATTGCAGAAAAAGAAACTATAGAGCGCAAGCATACATTCATTATCAATGAAGACTTGCCACATGAAGATCCAGGCAATAGGTTTGAAATTTCGTGGGATGAAGACACAATCATCTCATACAAGATACCAAGAGTCCTAGCATTTAAAAGACCTACATGGGAAGTAAACCCAACTCGTCATATTGATGATTTTAAGATAGCATTTTATACAGACCTTGGTGATGCGATGATGCGTTTTGCATGTATGCCAACCTATGCATCAGATGCCTTCTTTAAAGATAAAACAAAACTAGAAAAGGTAATGACAATTAGAAACCCTCTAGATCAATTTAGAAGGTTTGATGAGTCATTTAAACCAGACCCAGACAAGACATACTATATCCATGCAGACCTTGCACAGAAGCACGACAAGTGTGCTGTTGCTATTGCTCACGTAGATAAGTGGGTGAACATTCAGGTAATCAAAGACTATGAACAGGTAGCACCAATGGTCATTGTTGATGCTGTTGCTTGGTGGGAACCAAAGTCTGAAGGTCCAGTTAACCTTTCGGAAGTTAAACAGTGGATTATGAATTTGCGTAGACAGGGATTTAATATTGGCATGGTTTCTTTTGACCGATGGCAATCTTTTGACATTCAGAATGAGTTACAGGCAGTTGGAATTAGAACTGAAACTGTTTCTGTTGCAAAAAAACACTATGAAGATTTAGCAATGATGGTATATGAAGAGCGTGTAGCAATTCCTATGATTCCATTACTGCTAGAAGAAATGTCTGAGTTAAAGATTATGAAGGGCAATCGTGTTGATCACCCCCGTAAAAAATCTAAAGACTTAGCAGATGCTGTATCTGGTGCAGTATTTGGGGCTATATCACATACCCCAAAGACTACTAATACAGTTATTGAAGTACATACTTGGTCTGCTTCTGCTGCTCAACTTGCACAGAAAAAGAGAAGTATGATAGAATTAGAACCTAGGCAAATGACGGATGATGTGCGTGATTTCCTGGACAAATTCAATTTATTATAAAAACAAGGAGAAAGATGAATTCATTTAAGAAAATTGCCCTAGGTCTTGCTGCAGCGATGACCTTTGGCGTTATTTCAGCACTTCCGACAAGTGCTGCTGTAATCGCACCAACGCTAACGATTGACTCTGCTACAGATACAATCACCGCTGGTGAGACTGCTACAGCAGTAGTTACATTGTCATTTATTTCGGAAACAGCAGCAGACACAGCAACTGTGCTATCTGCTATTTTCACACAGCCTTCAGGCTCAAACAAGTCAGCAACACTATCATTGCTTGAAACAACAACCTCTACAGTTGCAATTGCAGCAGGTTCACTTTCAGCAGATGTTAATTCAACAGTTGGTACACCAGGATATGTAACTGCAAAGTTCACAGTTTCATTGGTTGCTCCATCAGTTGCTGGTACATATGAAGCACGTATTCTAACAACTCGCCCATCAACAGGTCCATCAGTTGCATGGACAGTAACAGTTAAGGCAGCAGATATCACACCTTCTGCAGCAACAACAACTTCAATTCTTAACCGTGGTGAAGTTACTACAGCAACAGCAGATGATTCTGTATTTGCTCCAAAGGCTACCTCTACAGATGCAGCAGCAGTAATTGTTGTTACACCTAAGAATGCAGCAGGCGGATCAGCAACTGAATCAATTCTTGCAACAGTTTCAGGAACAGGCTTGATTGGTTATGGCACAAACGCTACAACTATCTCTGCTCTTGGTCGTGCATTGGTAATCCCTACAGGAAATCACATTGGTGTATTTGCTGACGGTACAGCAGGAGTTGGAACAATTACTCTTACAACACTTACAGGTACAGTTCTTGCAACAGAGCAGGTAACATTCTATGGTGATATCGCAACAATCGTTGCTACTCCAGTTAAGTCTGTTATTGCAGTTGGTGCAAACGCAACTACTGTAAAGGCAGTTGCTAAGGATGCATCTGGCGTAACAGTTGGAGCAGGAACACTTTATGCTAACTCATCCGATGTTCTAACAGTATCTGATTCAGGTACAGCAGCAACAATCGTAAACGGTGAAGCAGTATTTACACTTACAGGTGTCAAGGCTGGCGGAGTTGCAGTTACAGTTAGAAATGCAGCAGGAACAATTGTATCTGCTCCAGTTTCTACTCGTGTAGAGGCAGCAGCAGCAACAGTTAAGTTGTCATTTGACAAGACTGAATATGTCCCAGGAGAAGCAGCAACCATTAAGGTTCAGATTCTTGATGCAGCAGGTCTACCAGTATCTGGAAAGACACACGCTAACGCATTTGCAACAGGTGGAATTGTTTCTACTTATGCATTTGGTTCAGGTTCAGATGTTCTTACAGCAACATCAATCACAACTGATACAGAAACTGTAAAGTCATACAAGGTATTTATGCCATTGACAGAAAATACAGTAACAATCTCAGCAACTGGTGGATCATCTCTTCCAGTAGCAGGTCAGGTTGTAGTTACAGCATCAGCAGTTGTTTCAAACACTGCTGCTAAGGCTGCTACAAAGGCTTCTGAGGATGCAGCAAAGGCTGCTAACGCAGCAACAGATGCTGCTCTTGAGGCAGTAAAGGCAGCAGATGCAGCAACACTTGCAGCAGAAAATGCTTCTGCAGCAGTTGCAGCACTTACAAAGTCTGTTAACACAGCACTTGCAAATCTAAAGAAGCAGTTGACAGCGTTGACTGCTCTTGTGAACAAGATTCTTAAGAAGTAACTCTTAATAGTCCAACAATTAGGGGAGTCTAGCAATAGGCTCCCTTTTTTGTTGCATAAAATGATATAATAGCCTTAATAGTCATATCACCACTACGACTACAAGGAGTTAAATATTAAAAAGTTATTGAGAGTAGCACTGGTCTTATCCCTTGCTCTATTTCCCCTGCTTTTAATAATTGATAAAGCCCACGCAGCAGAAGGTTTAACTGCTCAGGTTTATAATGTGCTGGGACAGAATGATGCCCCTTATATACCCCAAGGAGCCTCTCCAGTCGTCACTACTAATGTATCCAATATTAACTTTCAGTGGGGTCTTGGCAGCGTTTTAGGTGGACCATCAGAGGATGTTATTGTTCGTTTTACGGGATCGATTAGAAGCGATTCTACTCAAGATATATCATTTTTAGCAACAGCAGATGACGGCACAAAACTATACATTGATGGAGTTTTAGTAGCAAATGACTGGGTTGACAAAGGTGGCGGAGGAACTACAACTGATCCAATATCTTTTACAGCGGGAGTACCTAAAACAATAGAATTAATGTATTATGAAAATGGCGGGGGAGCAAATGTAAAACTTTATTGGAATCAATCTGGATCAATGCAGATCATCCCAGCAGAAGCCTTTACTTCACAAGCAGCACCAGTAGTTAAAACAATAGGACCTCCAAGAAATTTAACTATATCTAGCAATGAGACATCAACAGTATTGGTCTGGGAAGCACCAGACACTGGAAACACTCAACCAGAAAGATATGCAATTAGTTTTAATTGTACTGGGTGCAATGGCTGGGGAATTGCTACTGGAAATGTTGGCGGACCAAATTCATTAAATACAACAATTACAATTGATCATTCTTTGCTAAATGGACTTATGCCAGCAGGAACAGTCTGGTCATTTCATATTAGATCAGATAACGATACATTTGCCCTTTACTCTACAAATTCAAATGTTGTTACTGGTTCTACATATGTAGCACCTGTTCCAGAGCCTTCCCCTACTCCGACTCC